AGTGTTTGTAAAGATTGAGCTACTTGTCTTTGATTATCTTCAGTATAAACTGGTGTAGGTTCAGGTATAATTATATCTACTCTAGCCATTATCTGTACTGACCTCCTGCTCCGTATCCTTCTCTTCCTGCATCTTGAGAAGTAAATCCTCCTCCACCATCTCCTCCACCATCAGGCGCACTATATTGATTTGATTTTTGGAAATCTTGTGGAGTTGGTGTAACTGATCCAAATTGACCTTTATTTATTTTATCTTGTAAATCTGAAGTTGATTCTTTTGCAATATTTTTTTGATTTTTATAATTTGCATATTTTTGTTTTATACCTCCAAACAAAGAACTAATACCTGCACCAACGGGTCCTAATAGTGCCATACCAAAAGGATTTGCGTATAAAGAATTCATACCTAACACTTGTCCAAGCGCAGGTAAACCTACTTTTCTTCCTACAGTTTCAAATGCTTTTTGTTTTGCAATATTTTTAAATACTTCCATTGGAGCTGGGAAGTTAATAGTTCCACCACCTTGTTGATTCATTCCATCACCTTCTTGATTTAGAAGAAGTGGTAAACCTATTGGTTCATTAAAATCTTGTTGCATTATCCTCTCATACCGTCTGGTTGTACATCAGCTCTAAAAGTGCCAAATCTCCAACTTTGACCTGTCGAAGTATTAGCAATTTTTAAACTAGCAAATCTTGATCTTGCTCGTGTATCAATCTTATCAGTAGAGCTTGTTATTGTAAATGGTCCTAATGGAGAGGACGCTGCGGTGTCCGTTGGATAGTCTCTAAGATTAATTGTAATTTGTGCATCACCAGTTAATAATTTAAAATCTGGAACAAATCTTCTCATGCTCATAAATACTTGACCATCACCATCAACACCTAAATCAAAATCACCTGATTCGATAAAAGCAGGTATAGCTGTAGGATTACCTAAAGAATCTACCTGATCATTCCCTTGCTCATGCGCATAATAAGTTGAAGCTCCGTTTTGGTTTGTTACTCCTTGTATAGTTGGAAATGTTGCTGTACCAGACGCAGCAAATTCAGTTGCATATGGGTTATCATATAGAGTGGCATCAAACCAAGTAGTTCTTGATAATGAACCAGTTGTCCAAGTTTGTTCAGAATAATTATAAGTTACTACTCTATCAATTAATGAAGAACCATCTTTAGGGTAGAACCAACTTATTTCTTCATAAAGATGATTTAACCCTGCGTATATTTGTTCACCATTAGCATAACTTAAGCCAAGGTTGTCTCCTTTATTTGTAAATACAAAATCTTCAACTAAGCATGGCACAGATTTTACAGTACCATCATACACAAAAAAACCTCCAGCTTGGCCCATCCACCAAACAGCTCCGTTTGCATACTTAATAGAGTGTTGTCCTATAGCTCCACAGTTTGAACCAACTTGTCTTATTGAAAATGTAAATGGAGGTCCAACAAATTGCATAACATATGCAGATGTGTCAGTAAGAATCAATATATAATCTTTACCTCTAACTGCTCCCATAATTTTTGTTCCTGAATCAATTCTGAATGTACCTGCAGTATTAACTGAAGTTGGAGCATAATCAGAAATATTTTCTTGATCTGAAAATCTTATGAACATTTTATCTTGAGTATTTGAAGTGCCGATTGTAGTTTCTGTTCCAAGGATAACTAAATGTCTATCTCTTTCTGATACAATTGACATAACTGATTTAGTAGGTGCACCACTTACAACAGTTGCCCTAGTTGATAAAGCTGCGGGAACATTACTTATAGTATCCCACTCAAATGTCTGTCCATCTTTTATTGTTGCAATTAATTTTGACCCAAAATGATCTAATGACCATGAAGCAGATTCTAAAGTTACTCCACCAGTCAATGATGCAGATCCCCATCCTAGATAAACTTCTACTGAAGCCCCAGAAGAATGTGCTGTTCTTGTTCCTGCAACTCCTCTAGTAATACCAGTTAAATTATTTGTGGATATACCAGTATAAGAAATAAATTCAGTGCCTACTTTTATAGTTCCAGTTGTTGGAAAACCAACAACGGAAGATAAAGTAATTGAAGTACCAGACCCTCCAGTTCCAGCAGCGTCATCTTGTAGTAAACCATTTAGTGTAGATATAACCCCTGATGATCCACCCCATCCAGAAGTACCATAACCAAAACCAGCAGTTTGGTTTAGTGGTCCTACTTTAACATAAGGATTTATTGTTGCTGCCCCACTTGCTGCAACTGTTGTTCCAGCATTAGCCGCCATTGTAATTGTAAATGTATCTTGGCTTGGTACTGTTACGACTTCAAAAGTATTTGTAGTAAAATCTGCAGCAAGATAACCAGCTCCAGTTGGTGGTGTAACAGAGGTAAATGTAATTAAATCTCCAGCAGATAAACCATGAGCGATTTTATTTACTGTTACAGTTGGGCTAGTATTAGCTGTTGTAAAGGTTGCTCCAGTAATTGCAGTGTCTAATGGTGTAATATCGTAAAATGCATTTTCAAAAAAAATAATTAAAGTTTTATTAGTGCCTATAGCTGAGTATCTTCTACCATCTAAATCAGCCCAAACAAGTTGATCTCGTGCTGCACCGACTAATGTGTTTGAAGTTATTTGTTCCCAACCACCTATTTTTTCAGGCAGGCCATATCTAAATCTAACAAAATCACCATCTGTCCATTGTCCCTCAGCTCCAGTAGCTGTGACTTGTTTATTAAATCCAGGTCTTATTTGTACATTTGTTAAAGGCATGCAAGATTATAACAGTTTCACTTCAATGTTTCAATTTCCTCACCATCTTGACAGTTTTTATTGCCATCTCCTTCTGGTACTTTTTGTAAGATTTCAGAGGCTATTTTGACTAAATGAGTTGCAAACTTTGCAAGAGAATTAGCTTCAAATCTAATATAGCCTTTTTTGTTTATAGTTTCTATTTCCATTTTAGTAAAAGCTATTAACGCATCTCCCTTATCTGATTGTAATATTTTCATATTCTTATGTCTCCTTCTAAATCTGCATACTTACCATTTCTATTTACAAAATGCAAAAACACTTGAATGTGATAATCCCCATCAAAAGGTTCTCTCCAATGTTCAACATCACACCCTTTGTACACAGCTGCATCCCCTGGTTCTAAATTTATTGGTTGTCCATCCATGTATATAGGCCATTCTTTTTTGTCAGATGCTATGAAAACTGTAGCTGACATTTCACATGCTGGTCTATCTCTATGTTTTTTTAAATCAGCACCAAATGTATAACACCTCCAAAAAGTGTATGTTGGATTAAGTTGTAAACCTGTTTCTTGTTCAATCCTTTTTTGTTTTTTATTAGCAAGAATTTGCATTAAAGCATCCTTATAAAAATAAGTATCACCACAATTATTTTGTATAAAATCAAAATCTTTTTCGTTTTCCCAATGTTTAATTTTACAATATTCAGTTATTAAATCTAATTCACCTTTATTAAGGAGACCTTTAATAACTTTGTATTTAAAATTATCTATGATATCCATGATACCACCACATATCTTGTACCTTTTGTTACAGGATCAGCTGCATGAGGATACATAAAATTAGAAGGCCACATAATTAATTTTGCTGGTTCTGGCTTAGCTTCATAAATTTTCTCTCCTGAAATAGGATGAAAAAAACTTGTAGTGCCTCCCTCATAATCATTGTTTAAATATAATATTGCGCTTACTGATCTTGGAGCTGTCAAATGATAATCAGTGTGTAATTCATAAAACATATCTTTTTCATATTTTAATATTTCAAGAGATGTAATCCTACTTGAGCTAGTTCCACACGTAAAAGTTTTAGAATAAATTTTAAAATGTTTTTTTATGGCCCATGTTAATAAATTATGCCAATGAGCTTTTGTCCAAGTTTCGCGATCACCCAAAGGTAAACACTCTACATTTCTTACTTTCTTGTCTATTGCTTCACCATCTTTTGTTATAATACTTGTAGCTTTAAAATTTTCTTTACTAGCATAATTTACTAATGCTCCTATTACCTCGATAGGTAAAACATGGTTGTATTCAATTATGTATTTATTTAATTCCATTTCTTTTTTGTCCACCATATTTTTTTATAATTATGTAATATTAATCTTTGTATATTTACAAGAGAATACGGTATTTTTTT